CCAGCAGAAACCAGCATATCACCTTTTCTAATATCACCTTGAACTTTACATGGGACTCTCCCCATTAAAGCTACCGGAGTAACAAACTCTCCTTGTTGATCAGCATTCATAAGATATGCTGGCTCTGTAGATACAACACCTGCAATTCTGGTATCAACTTTATTATTAGATTGAGTTACTTCCCAACCACCACCAAACGATAATACAGTACCAACTTCGTATTCTTGATCAGCTCTATAGTTCTCCGCAAGGTCAGCGTAATTAGCTGTAGATGCATTACCATGGAATGTGGTGGCATACATATCACCACCATTAGCGGTTATATCACCGCCTGCGGTAATGTTGCTACTAGCGGTAATGCTACTAGATGTAATGGTACCTCCAGCAGATATATTTTGCGTGCTGGTGTTACCACTAGATATTATATCCACACACGTAATATCATTAACGCTAGTATCACCCGACGCATTTCTATACATTATAGTATTGCTATTAGCAGAAGCAGTTGCATTTGACGAAACCGTAAAGGCTCCACCGATAGCAGATACCGAACCGCTGATACCATTACCACTAGTGTTAGCCGATGATACAAAATTAGTATTGATAGAAGCATTTAAAGTTGCACTGTTTAAATTGGTAATATCAGCACTTCCTGATAAATCACCGCCTAATGATAATGTAAAATCATCAACATCAAAGTTTAATGTGGCGGTTGGAGTATCAAATGAAACGCTGATACCGTTTTCAGTGTTTGAACCATTAACCATGTCAGCAATTTGTCCTGCAATAAATGAATCTGATGCAATTGTTGATGCTATTTCATTAGTTTTAATTCTCCACTCATCAAAAGTGTCTGATTGTAATACTGTTATTGCCATATTATTTCTCTAATAATTGTTTTAAAAGACTTTTAATATCAGACATATCTGATTCTAAATTAGTTAGTCTATCTTTATCGTGTTGTACTCTATGCCTAGCTTCCCTCGAGATTTGAGCTCCGCTCTTATTCATATTTATAATAGCGCCGCTATTAGTATCTCTAAACAGGCTGTTGTTATCTTCTACCTGTAACTTCATTATACCGCTAAAGCAATTGCTCTCAACTTCTTAACACTTGGAATCTTTGAAGTGCTTTGTGATTTAAATACAATCTTGATAGCAAATGTAGTAAACGCTGCAGGGTTAGCTGTAAATTCTACTTCTTTAAAATCTAATTGATCATCAGAATATGGAACAGCTGAGTTTATTTGCACCCAATTCAAATCATCAAATCCTTCTAACAATGTAGATGACTTATAGTAAACTTCAATGTCTGTGTATGATGGTCTATTACAATCTAAGAATATCTTAAGTTGGTTTGAACTTTCTTCTAATTCAACAATCTTAGTTACGTATTTAGCAAGAGCAGAACCTGCAACTGCGTGGGTCTCATCTTGATAATCTTCAATAACATCATAACCAGCACTTGCTGTGTTGGCGGGGTTATTAATTCTATTTGAAATAGTATATACTGATGATCTCTCTGTATCGATGATAGGACTTAAGTTATCTTTATTAGAGGAGAATATACCTTTAATGAATATTGAAGAATCAATTGCATTATCGATGCTATTGGTTTCTGATAAAATAGACTTAGGTGTTGGTGCTTCATAATTAGCATTAACAATCACTGGCTCATACGTTGGTAATAGTGTGTATGAACCATCAGCATTAGCATCGGTTGTTCTGATCTTCCAATACATTGCTGTGTTTGGTAATGTGATAGATTGGACATAAGGATAAACTGTATTCCAAGCTTGATTTTCTTGAGCTTGAATTAAAGATCCACCATCAATACCAGTGCTGGTCGCTTGAGATGTAGTAGTGATCTTATATGTATCACGTTCAATATCAGATACAACAAACCCAGAAACATCATTAATCTCAGATGATGGGATACCATTAACTTCAATAGCATCTTCATATACAACTTTATCACCTAACGTAAACCCGTGATTTTTATGAGTAACCAATACAACATTTGAATTGTCTGTAGTTGTAAATGGGTCAACCGGTAAATATCTCTTAGGAACAACTTCATTTTTAAGAATAACATCGAAAGAACCTGATATATCAAACTTAGCTCTGTTTAAAACAAACATTAAGTCTTTGTTCTGATCAGGTGTCCATGTAGAAGCATTCTGTGATTTAAACATAACACCGTTGTACGGTTGTTTAGAGATCATATTACCATTTTCGTCGAATTGACCAATCTCAGCATAATTAACTTTATACTCATTAGAGTTAGCTAAAATAACAAAACAGTATTCAATATTGTCTTGTAAGTATACTGGTGAATCAAAATTGAATGGTGTTGAAGTACCATCTACATTTACTGATGCAGCATTTATAGTAGTATCAGAGAAAGGAACAATCTTCTGTGTAGGAATACCTTGATCCATCTCTCTAATTTGTATTTGTACTGGAATGTCAGCATCTTTAGTGTCGAAGAATAATTCAAGAGAAGTAACAAATGCGCCGCCATTGGTATCAACCATGAACGATTGTGCTAAAGGATCAACCCATCTAACTGATGATGCTGATGAACTAAGTACTCTTGATTCTGACACGCTTGTACGTTGAATACGCGGTACACGTGTAGAGATAACCACATTCTCTTTAGTCTCAATAAGTCCTCTTGCAGAATAAGATGCTACCGCAAATGTGTTAGTATCGTTATCATCGTTAGTTGATGAATCGGTAAGTACAAATGTCTTATCACCTGTAGTAAAGTTTATAGAATTGTTATTAGGTAACCACAACTCACCTAATAGATATCCATTAGAATCTGTAGATAACGCTGTAGCACCATCTGGATGACTTGTTATAGTATTAATACCTGTTGCTGGTTGAGATGATGCCGGAGCGCCTGTTGCAATTTCTCTTACGTATGCTGAAACATCAACACCGTCTAAGAATGCATAAACCGTTGCGTTAGGTCTCATTCGAGTTGCTTCGAATCTAATAATTCTTGATCTAATAAACGGAGCAAAGTTAATTTCTACAACTCTATCACCTACATTTGTTCTAACAATTTCTGAAGAAACCGTTCTTAACACACCTGAACGAGACTGACCCGTTGTAGTTGTTGTGGTAGTATCAATACGTCTACCACGTCTACTCGATGTAGATGAACGACCAGACCAGTTAGTCTGCCATGAATTCCATATAGTACCAGTAGATATTGATTGATCAGCAATTGTTTTCATTGCATCAAATACACCGTCTTCATTAATAATAACTTGAGGGCGTCTATCAGTATCTTTCCATTCATCTGAACTAGGTGTTAACTTAACAGTACCACTCCAGTTAAATACATTAAATGGATTAACATTAATAGAACCAGAGAACTGTCTTTGTTCAATAAGAGCAACATGTTCGGTGATAGGTAATAATACTAAATCGCCATGCTTCTCAGCACCGGATGCAGCCGTGTCAAATACTAATGGAGTATTATTCTCATTGAATAAAGGTCTTAGCGAATTCTCATCACGATTAATACCTGCTCTATATTCTTCTGATGCAGTTCTACCTACAATAGTTGAAGTAAATGAATCAACTAAGAATCCCGACTTGAATCTTGGAATAGCTGTTACGTCATCTAAAATTTGTTTTGAATCGGCTTCTCTTTCTAGCAACGATAGAGATGTATAATACTCTAAAGTTGAAATACGATTTTCTAATTCACCAATATCTCTCATTGAATAACGTCTGTTATCAATGTATTGAATAGTGACCTCATCAGGATTCATAGTAAATGCTGGGATATATAAATGATATAATACCATTGCATCTTTAGGTGAAGATGGCTCTTGTGGTGCAAGACTTGATACGCCTTCAGTAACACCAAACTCACCATCTTTATCAATCCATACTTTATCAATACGATCTAAGTAGTATTGAATATCTGTTTGGAATGTAGTATTAGGTCTTGGACAATTAGAAAGTGAAGCACCCGTGCCAGTAAACTGATCACCGTTTGCATCATTCATTCTAGGTCTAAAGTCGATAGAACTTCTTAATTCTTTACCATTAAAGTCTGGAATTTCTTGATATGCTATTTGATTAGATGCAATACCAATTGGGTATGAGTCAACTGTAAAGAAGTCTCCACTGCCAACATGATCAAAGTATCTGTATGTAATAACAATGTCATTTACCACAGTATAAGTTGATGTAGCTTTAAGACTTAATGATGCTTGCCCATAATGTGTAGCTGTTTGACCATTATTAAATTCAAAATGATTAGTAACATCAATACCGTCTTCAACCACAGATACTAAATTTAATCCATCACAATGGTCTAGTGTAGTTGATGTTGTAAATCCAGATACGGTTTTAGTTGTGGTTTGTAATGTTTTAGTCTTATGGTTACCAGTTCTAGATACTGGAGCCATCAACTTAACATTAGAATAACTACCGAGTCCTGATATAGTTACAGACATTCCCGATAAACTAATCATACCCGATGTTAAGTTAATAAGTGTGCCTGTATCAGCGTCTTCTAAAATCCAATTAGAAGAATCAAATCCTTCGAAGCCTTCATTACTTATTGTATTGAAGGTTACTTCACCAGATCCGTCAGGTGAAACAGTACCCATATCTCTATTAGTCTCATATCGGTAATTCCAACCATCTGCATAACCAGGATCACCGTCTTCTAATGAGTTGGCTGTTTTAATCCGTGAGAATGGTAGTTTATATACAAGAGAATCTAATCCTAAGTTGTATGAAGATACTGTGCCTGTAAAGAATCCAGTCGACTCAAGTGTTGCTATGCTTGAAATATCTGCAGGGTGATCAAACACATGAACCCTATAAGTACCTGACCCCATATTTTCAAATGAGCGTACTCTTAATGTACCCACAGTTATTCCACCAGAAGTCTTTAAATCAACTTCACTAAAATCAGTAATGTCTGGAATACCAGTAACACTAGTTAAATCAATATAGTTTGATAATGGAAGAGAGGTAAATGATGATGTATATAATGCAGTGTCTTGTGCTTTATTGAAGTTAAGTGATGTAGTACCTAAAGTTTCAATCTCATAACCACGTACATAAGCCTTTGAAGGACCAATTGCTAAGGTTAGTTTAGTTAATTCTGTGGTGTGATCTTTAACATAAGATGCGAATGGGTTAACCGTATAGTTACCACTCTCATCAAAGGTTCTTCTCGCCATCGTGTCTTCAATGATTGAGTAGTCGGTTGTTCTTACATGTTTAGTAATAACACCATTTTCAAGTCGTACAAGTAATACAAAATTACCTGTTGAAGAATTGATCGCTTGTTTAATAAGGTTGGTCTTAATAGAATATCTATGAGCACCTGGTGCAGACTCATTAGGAGTCTCTTGTGCATTATCATTTAATGATATATCTTCTGCTGCACCAACAATAGCTTCGGTGATTTTAAGACCCACATCTGTAGTAATTTCTGAATTGTATTTGTCAAGTATGATAGTTTCGCTCTTAACAATAACGAAATTCTTCTTAATATAATATATACCATCGTCAATAGAGATAAGTGAACCGTAACCAATATGAGTTAAACCACCATCAACCACCGCTGATATAAGACCACCCACTTCTGCTATTAATGATCCAGCAACAAACTTGGACGAACCAGATGTGTAGTTAACAAAGATCGTTATAGGATCAGCGCCTTCAGCTTCTGCGGCATATACAACCTTAGCTCTAATATCACCAGCAGCGTTTGTAAATGTTTTACCTACAAGCTCAGCCGCATTAGATGCTGACGTAGTATCCAATTTAATATAATCAATCTTATTGTAAATAGATACGTGGCCAGGGATAACCATAGCACCATCTTTAAATACGTTATCTGAAATACCGGCAATCTGATTTGACAAGATTGATTGCATTTGAGTAAGCTCTCTGGCTTGTAATGCATGTCCTGGTCTAAACAGGATTCTATTATACTTTTCCTTTGGCGATAGCCCATCAATACTAGTAGGCTTTTCGAAATCATCCCAATACGGTTCAATATTAAATTTAACTGCCATTTTTATTCCTTAAAATTCAATTACTAATCTAATTGTTTCTATTTGATCTGGTCCACGATTAACAGGTTCTCTATTTTCAATAAATACCATCGAACCAGAACCATGCTTAACCTCTGGTAATGAAACAGAATCAATATCTTGTCCACCACTAGCAGCTGCTTCAGCTCTAACCACTTCAGAATTTTCAAATGGTGTATAACCAGTATCTTCATTTTGCAAATATCTAATTAACCAAGTGTTAGCTGTTGAATCATAAACCTTTTCTTCAACAACTCTACCTAATGCACCGCTATTAGATCCTTTAATAATATCATCAGCGCTATACGCGCCTGTGTATGTAGGACCTGGATCGGTAATCATAGTGTGTGTTGTATTATACATACTAGCTAATGCAACGACATCAGTGCTTTGATCAATAGGTTCTTTAACTAATAGAATCTGTCTAAAGTCATCAGCTGCTACGATAGCACCGGATTCTGTACCAGAGAATTTCTTATTAAGACATGCATAGTGAGCACGTAAATCAACTCTAGGGTCGGCTCCGAATCCATTATCTGGACCGATGATAGCTCTTATTACCGCACCAGAACCACCGCCGCCAGAAATAACAATTGTTGCATGGCCATAATCTTGACCTGCAAAGTTTGTTTTAACCCTGACAGTATCAATTGAACCAGCAACATCAATTGTACATTCAACCTCACAACCTGTGCCATTGCCTTCAACTGTTAATGTCGGGATTGTTGTAAAGCCAGAGCCACCGTTTTCAATAACAACATTATATATTGCGCCGTTAACAGCATTCTCTTGGATACTCCATTGAGTTTGCAATGCAGTTTCTGCACCAGCACCAGGGTTACTTTCTAGTTTTAATACTGGGATAAAAGATTCTGTTAAGAATTTTGACCCATTAGATGTAGATACTGAATATAAGTATTTCCAAATATAACCATCATTAACTTCGTAGTTGATAATACCACTAACAGCACCAGTATCATCTGGAGATTTTACAGAATTACCCGGACCGTTTCTTAAACAAAGGTACACGTGATTATTATTAGTAATAACATAATAAGGTATACCAGCTTCTGGATCTAGGGTACGATCATCGTATGATTTATAATTATTGCCAGAAACCCACAGATGTCTAGGGCATGCTGAAATTGCATCATCCGCTTCTAACTTCTTTAATGCATACATATTTTCCCATGCATTATTAGTAGTATACTCATTCTCATTAGGAATTGGTGGAACCGTATCATCTGCCCACGGATTAGGACGACCTAACCCAAGATAATATGTGGTATTTCCTAGGCCGGATACGAACTTTTGTGTTGTATCTAATCTAAAATTTTGTGTAATTATTGCTGCCATTGTTTATATTTCCTTGTTATGGTGATGAACTACCACCTGATAATGTAGTACTGCCTGTAGTAGATGAACTACCACCTGAAACTGTGCTTGTTCCTGTAGTAGATGAACTACCACCACTTATTCTTGGACTTAAAATATCACCCCACACTGGATTACCAGGTGTTGCAGTATTTAATGGATGCCCCGCTTCGGTGTATCCATCTGGGCCGTCCCAACCCATGAATTGTAATCCATGTGCTGAACCAATGTGTGTTCCTATACTTTTATTTATAACATCTATAAAAGTAATATTAGCATATTCACGTATTGGCCAGTAGTTTTTAAATTTAAGATTATCAAAGTGATCGTATGCCCACAGCTTATTTGATGCTTTAAGCCAATTGTAAGATTTTTCAACGAATGTAGTTAATGCATCTAAATTGATATCACGTTTAATCACTTCGATATTAATTGCAAACGGTAATCCATCACGCTGAAACCCTGGCTGATTCTTTGGTTGCCCATCAAGTAACACTTGAATAAAGATTAAAATCTCACCAAAGAATACGAACCCGGCTGGATGAATCAATCGTGTAAATGCGTTCTTCCACTCATCAATATTTTTACCAGTTTTAAGTACGTATGAGAACTTCTGCCAAAAATGTGAATCTTGTATGATTCTGTTATCAGATATGAATGAATCAATATTGTCAAACACACCACGCTTATAAACTTGAACTATATCACCAACCTGTAACTCAGATTCGAATACAAGCTTGGTCATCATATGATCATCATGCATTCCCCCAGCCATTACTTCCTCTGATTGTACATATGCTTCAGTGTATACATCATTAATAAATACTACATCGTCATCAAACCGCGGCATAAATGTATTATCATCAGGTTCAAAAATAATATATGATGCTGATGCAATGGTCCAAGTAAATGATGGTGCGTACTTAGACTTATCAGCTATAATACCTTCCTTTCTGTTAAGCCACTTACCATCTGATGGGATCATCATCTCATCTTTAGGGAATGATACCTCAACCTCTTCATCATAAATTAATTTAAAGAATGCTGTAATAGATTCGGGGGTACCTCTACTTCTATAGAACTCTACAAGATGTTTATAAAATAAATGAGGATCAGCTTCAAATGTTCTTGGAATAGGTGTACCGATCTCATTCTGTAATTCATTAAGAAGAGTAGTTTCAATTAAATCAATATCACGCTGATGGTCTAATTGGTTTAAGTAGAACCCTGATTTATTAATCTTTTCAAGATACAACGCATAAACAGTAATAAAATTTGTTAACTCTGGATACTCAGTACTAATATGTTCTGGTACTAAGTCATTAACAAATGATGAGAAATTAAAACTCATTAGTTATTTACCGTGTTATAATCAATACCGGCTGAAGTACCGCCGGTTGCCATTGTATCAACTTCACCGGTAATTATAGCATTGGTAACATCGATAGATAATAATTCATTTCGCGTTGGTGATATATCTGATGAAGCAGGTTTAGTCATTATTTTAATAAAATCAATATCAATGCCTGGAATTGATTGTGGTGCAAACCCGTTTAGTTCTACAATACCTGCGTGTTTGTCAATTACTCCAACATTTGCATTTAATATTTTACCAGTATCAGATATAATTTGAACAATATGTTTATTTTCTTCAGTGTCATAATAGTCTTGAAGAGATGCTAAGGAATCTCTATACATGAATAGTGTTGACTTAATGATGTTTGTTTGCCCGATCTTTTCAGTTATTGATTGGTTAAAATCAAACTTATAATACTTGTCTTCGCCTAATGACGGAGTAAATATCTTATGCATTGTTATACGAGTAATGTTTGATATAATAGCAATATTTGAAGCATCTATCTCTTTAAGAAGATTTGAGAATCTAAATACACCACCAAAAATCTTAAGATTGGTGTTATTATATTTAGTTAAAATATCTCTAATACCTTCCGCTAATTTAGATGAAGTTACATTAGCAACGTTTGGATTAAACTTAAAGAAGATTTCCAGATCAATGTAGGTATATTTAGCATCAACTAAGATTGGTGTTATTGATACTACATTCTTAGGTTTAAGATACTTTGTTATAATTGTTTCTTTATCTTCTTTAGATAAAGACTCACCATCTAACGGCTTAATTGAAATATATACCTTACCATAATCTGGTGGAATATTATCTTCTCCACCCCACACAGTCAATGATTCGATATTGCCGTATGAGTTTTGAATAATAGCTTTATAGTCATCAGGTGTTACAGCTCTATTTTGAGCAACGAATCCTAATGGCGCGTTAAACTTAACCGACTCAGATGATTCTAATGGTGCACCGCCAACTGCTAATGACACAGTTGATACATTAGCATCGGTGTTACCACCAATAGAACCTGCTAATGAAAATACCGTAGCGCCATTAATATCCACCTCATCTAAAGACGTATAAGATAATTTAATAATATTACCAGGTGATGGTTTCTTACCAATAATGCCATCACCAAATCTGATTTCATAATAACCAGTTCTCGATTCTTCTAAAAAATACACCGCAGATTGACCATTGATGTTAGTAATATTTACTGATTTAGCGTAGGAGACAGCATCAGTGCTTGTTGCTGATTCATATACTTCTACGATAAGCGATTCGGTATTAACATTAGGATTGTTTAAAACATACTTTTCGAATCCACTATCGTCGTAAATATATTGACGAGTTACAGTAGTACCTTGCTCTAATTTAACATCGTTAAAAATAAACTTGCCGTTAATATCAGCTACAATAGCATCTGATGTTTCTGAAGCAATAAGGTTATACGTAACCGAATCAATAATAGTTGTAAACTTAGTACCACGATCAATCGCTAATGACCCACTTGGAACGTATGGTGCAAGCAATTCAATATCAACAACAGCCCTTGATGGCGTAGCAGATCTTGGTGTATATGATAATAGCTTAGCATGAGATACCACACTCTCTCTCAACTGTGCAGTATCTAGGAATGTTTCGTTTAACGCAAAGTTAGCGTTAACAGCATTAATATGAGTAATATATGATAATACATCAATCATCGTACTCATTGCGGAGCCTTCAAAATTATAGTCTTGGAACGCGCCAGGCTGTTCCTTCATATATGTTATTAAATTAGACTTTAATGTGTCAAAGTCTAATTCAGCTGCATTGATTCTTCTATCTTGTGCCATTATCGTAGTCTCTCTAATGATGTTGAAATATCAAATATATCCGTTGTTGAAATAATTTGTACTGTTAATGTTATATCAACCGCATTGTCTTCTGGTTTTGTTCTAATATTAACATTAATAATTTTTACACGTGGTTCGTAATTTGTTATTGCCATTCTAATTGCAGACGACATAGCAGCTGCTGTAATGTTATTCATATTCTCAAAAAGATATGAACGCAAGTTAGCACCAAAGTATGGTTTGAATGGGCGTTCACCCCAATTGGTATTGAGTATATTCATCACGCTTTGCCTTACAGCGTTAACGCCCCTTTTAGTGGGTACGTCTTTGATATTAGGATTAACCGTAAAGATTAAATCTAAATCGGTGTATTCTTCTTGTCGTGCGGTTATGTTTGGCATATTGTTATTTATATCTATTATCCACCGATGAACACATTACTTGAACCACTGATCATTGCGCCAGCATCAGTAGAATCTCCTACTCTCGCTGCAGCAGGTCCAACTATAAAAACTGAACCAGATCCTGCATTAACTGCTGCAACGTGAGAAGGGCATAATGGTGGAGCAATCGTATGAGATACGGTTGAATCTCCCACTCGTGCTGCCAATATACCATTAATAAAAACAGTACCTTGTCCCGGAGTTGCCAACGTAGTAACTCCAGTACAACCATGTCCAGTGCTTAATGAATCACCTTTTCTTGAAGCACTAGGCATTAGTTTATATCTATCTTAGGTGCAGTGAATCTCATATTACCACCAGAGGTAACATCATACGTACCAGCAACTTCAGTTTTCATATTACCAGCAACTTCAGTTTTCATATTACCACCAACAGTTAATTCAGCATTACCTTTAATATCGACAACCGAGTTGCCTGATATAATAACTCTTACATCACCTGTCACTTCCAGTGTATCGTGGCCTAATACCACCTTATAGTTATTATTAACGACTCTCTCGACACGCGATCCATTAGGTTGAATCTCATACGAAGTACCAGACATATGTCTTTCATGGATTCTTTCTGCACCATACGTATCATCATACTCTTTAAAATGTCCTGACTCTGTAGCATAAACATGGTTGTAAGGATACTCTGGAGCGTATGCAGTAGATGGTTGAAGTGTTTGTAATGCATCATCCTGATAATATGGAAGTTCTCCTGCAGGATTACCATCTTTATCAAACACCGGTCGCATCACTAAAGTATTTTTTACATGGTCGTTGTCTCTAGCTCTTATATGTATGTCTGGTTCTGATTGTGCTGTAGGGTATATACCATTAGGATCTGCAAATCCTTTTTCTATGTTCGGTTTAATCTCACTAGATACTGTAGGTAGCGTGCCAATAACCATGAAGTCTTGAAAATCAGCATCGGTAAAGACACCGACAACCCAAGCTCCCTCAACTATAAATGCTGAATGCCCTAACCCAGATATACCTGGAGAAGTTACAGGACCCATACAAAGACTCCATATCAAATCTTCAGTTGCAACTTCTGCTTTATCAGATGGGTGTACCCCAATCACTCGCACTTGAACACGACCTAATCGTTTAGGATCTTCATTGTTTTCTACAACGCCGTAATATATTTTCATTATCGTTTCATTAATGTTATATCTTGAGTATACACATTATCCTTAATATGATGAGTCATTTCAGTCACTAAATAAGCACCTGTAAATTTTACTGATTTGCCTGTATTCTTTGCGGTGTTTGTTGATATCTCAACACCTATAACATGACCACAGCTTAAACCTGGGACGGCTACAGTTTTAGTTGATTTAATAACAATACCGTTAAGTGATTGGAAAAAAGATATTGATTTCTGAGTATCTTTATCCAACCCCTCATTTAACAAAGCAGTTTGTCCTTCGCTATATTTATCAGATAAAAAAGGAACAGTCATGGCAAATGAATCTTTGTTCATTCCAAAATCTTCAACCTTTATAGATGAATTATTTAAATCAACCTCATTGATTGTCTTACCAAATACACCAGCCGAGATCTTTTGCAGATACCCGGCATGATCACTTTGTATATTAAGTGTTTGTGAAACACCAATATCACTTAATGGTTTATCGTTCATCTCACCAGAAGGTAACGTAGGTTTAATAGTATAACCTTCAATGAATTGATTCTCAGCTAACCAGTTAACTGATGCTAATAGCGATTTGCCACCACCATTGAATCTTTGAAATAACACAAATGGAGATTTCTTTTCATCATAAGCATTCTTTTTAATAACGTTAATCGCCATCTTTGGAGATATATTAGGAACAATATATTTACCCTGAGTTAAACTATCTCCACCCACTGTAATATTACCTTTACCGAAAAACTCATCATATATTTTAACAATAATATCGGTTGATAATCCTTTATAAGATCTTTTAACTAAGGTCATTGCATTAACAGCGTTATGAACAGACTGTAAATTTATAGCGTAAGTTTTATTTTTAGTTGATGCTGATAAATCAACAAAGCTAGCTCCATCTAAATAGAATCTATTAAGATACGTATTTTCTAAATATTTGAAAGAGACTGTTATAGTTTTTGATGTACCGATCGCGTTATCTAGCACACCTTTTGAATCTTCCATTTCGACCTGACCAGATAAATCAGATAATATAGATTCCTTTACTTTAATATTAGTGACAAGTTTAGTGATATCTAAACTATCGCCTTTACTAGATGAGATATAAACCTTTAAGTCTTTAATCTGTTTCATTATTTAGCGATTTCTCTTTTAAATTCATCTGAAACTTCAGCAATCATTTCAGGTTTAATTACTTTAAGATTACGATTAGCATCATTAGCATCATTTTCATAATCGAAATTGGTGTATGGTGAAACTCCAAAAGCTAGCTTTGATGTCTTCGCTCCAGTAACATCATCAATAAAATATCTCGGAGCATACGCACCATTAATAATCTGTGATGCTGATATAATAGCTTCGGCAATTCCTTTAAGTGGTATAGCATTTCTGCGTATGTCTTCACCGTCAGCATTAAACTCTCCAGTGATATCTGATAATAATATATATCCATTATTAGTATGTATCTCTTTAATGGTACCAGTTGCTCCGGTTAATACGCCATTAACAACATCACCTACTTTAAATTTATCAGCCATCGTTTCTATTGTACTAATAATATTACCATCAATGTCTCTAGTGATTATCCAATTTTCACATAATAATGCAGTATCATTATACTTAGCTTCACAATATTCTTGTAATTGGGTTGATGACATAGGCCAATCATTCCAAATGTTTTGAATTGATTTATTAACTAATAGGAATGTCCAGTAGTAAGCCGTTGATTGATATAACCTATGCGAAAACTGTTCAGGTCGTTCACCATCTAAGACATCAACGAATGAATAAAATCCTGCATTATCAATTAAACTTTTAGATACCGCCACCATATTTGTTAAGTTAACAATAGTATCGGCGATGCCATCAGCGTTTAAGTCATAGTCTATATTTTTAAAATTTTTAAAATAGCTCATTGTTAGAATCCTTTATCTAAAATATCTGTTCTGTATATTGGCATAATTTCTGTAAAGCCCACTGATAAATCGATCTCAACCGGCATGCCATTTTCTTTAAAGAATGATGTTGAGCTTGGGTTAAATGTAACCGATACTGATGTAGTATATAATGGTGGAAGATTGATTAAACCATCAACACCATGAAATGATACTGCAACTTGATCAGGCACATACAGTGTCATTGAGTTTGGTTGTGGTTTGTGGGCGTGAGCTGACGATCTAAATATTCTAATAAGCTCCTCGCACTCCATCGATTCATCAGCTGATTCGGGTAACATCTTCCAAGTAAAACCAAATGATCGTAGACCGGTACTCTTATACGTCATATACTCTGCCGGGTTAATTACCTTACCCCTAATACGCTGTGCCTCATCAGTAATAAGATCGGTGGTTGTTAAAGCACCAGCACCGCCAATTAAACCACCAAGCTTAGCACCAAGTAAACCCATCGCATAGTTTGCACCTTCAATACCTAACGTTACTGCATCTTCGCCAACCTTGGTATCATCGCCAATAAGTGAATCAAACAATTGCACTGCCTTTCGAGTCTTTTCTTCATAACTCATTGAATCCGCTATAGCAATAGCTGGAGGCATGTACATTGCAACAGTGTGTGCAATCTTTCTATTAGGCTTCCAAGATTCCATCGTTGTCTTTATATTATCAGCAACGTCAGAGACCATAGCCATTATATCAAGACTACTAAAATCTATAGATTTAATTTCTAATGCTTGTTCTTCTGGTTGATCATCGGCAATACGAATGAATTCAAATAATATGAATGGATCGCCCGGTGATTTTTCAATTCCACTAGACCGACCCCCTGCGTAATTTTTAACCCTATCATCTTTTTCGGTTGCTTCTGTATTACCCCCAACCGAATTCATTAGTTTACCATCATTAAAATCAATTTGTGAATCATCACCTAATGCCATAGGGTATGAGGTTACTTTTGATGAAACTTCAGCACCCACACCACTGTTAGACCAATTACTAATCTTATCACCGATCGAACTAAATTTATTTGATATTGTATCTGCAAAACTCATTTTAATTTCCTATTGTATACCTGTTTGATATGGAGTCCAATCTAAATTTAAACCATCTATTGGCGGTGGACCAGCCCCATAGATATTATATGTATTCGAATTATTTGAATTAGTGTTTTTAGATGATTTATCAACAACAGTATTATTAGCACCGGCGCCTTCTTTACCCGCACTTGCATCGCGAGCATTAACAGCATTATTTAAATCATTGGTTGAACCGTTAACTTCACTTCCAGCACCACCGCCAGCAGAGAATGCTGAGCGTAATGCTTTAATTCGTTTAATAGCCGCCTCATAGTTAATCGACGGATCGGCCAAACCCTTAAAGTCACTACCAAATAAACCACCACTGCCACCCATAATCGCGGCTTCGATAAGAGGAACAGACTCTACTAGATCTTCAGCAAAGGCCTTCATATTAAGCTTTGACCCGTTAAATGTTAATCTGTTTATATTACCTAAGGATATTGTTAATTTATCAATAGCTTCAGATGCTAAAAATAACTTATCTTGATTCTTTGCTAAGCTCAACATTGATACAATAGGACTGTCCGATCCAGTGAAGAATCCGAGGATAGCACCAGCTGCAGCACCTAAGTCTGACACGAACGATCCAGTCGCGAATTTAATTAAACCTTTCGAGATACTTCCCATAACGCTATTAAACTCTATGGCACGTTCCTTACTCACATTAGGATCATTCAATATAGACAATATTGTAACTACTTCTTTCTTAATCTTTTCACCAAAATTGCCACCATCACTAAACTTAGAAATCGCACCGGCAGTTCCAGCCGCACCTTCACCAATAGCAAATGCTACAAGACCAGCTCCAATGCCGGTCATCACCGCTGAGAATTTACCAGCGTCTGCTCCAACACCATCCATTTTAGGAATTTGTAATAATGTTTCGACGTTAGCCACAATATTATCAGCAAAATTACCACCATTAAATAACGCAGTGGCTTGAGCAGTATTAGAAGCTGACTCACCGACGGCAAATGCTACAAGCCCAGCGCCTAATGCGGCCATTAATGTAGGGAATTTAGTAACAGCTTCAAATATAGCGGAGAAGTCACGACCTTCTGTTATTTCTAATAATTTATTAACGTTATATACTATATCATCTGACCACCGCCCATCACCGAAGCTATCAATGCCTTTAGCCACACCACCTGATGCAGCAGCAGCGACAGACCCTGCACTGAATGCAAGTAAACCCAAACCTAACGCGGCCATTAATGTAGGGAATTCTATTACTGACGACGCCACTTGAGCAAAATCACGGCCCTCGGTTATTTCTAATAATTTATTAACATTATATACTATATCATCTGACCAAGTACCACCGGAGAATTTATCAATACCTTTAGCTATACCATTGCCTGCACCAGCAACGGCGGATCCTACACCAAACGCGATTAGACCAAGACCTAACGCGGCCATTAATGTAGGGAATTTTACAACCTCTGCCGCTACTTTAGCAAAATCACGACCTTCTGTTATTGACAATAGAGTATTTACATTTTTCTTAATGTCTTTCGCCCAATCGTCACCACCAGCAAATGTTGCAATAGCCTCACCAACACCGCCAACGGCAGAACCTATACCAAATGCAGCGATACCAACACCGATACCAGTCATTGTAACCGCGAACATACCACCTTCCAAGAAGAAGTCGCCTGTACCACCAAAGTCATCTTTGATATGTAACAATTCGTTTACTGTTTCACGAATCTTCTTACCATCAATATCACCTAAAGCACCAGCTAGCAGGCCAAGGCCACCCATAAGTAATCCACCGCCGCCAGCAATTGCTCCAGCCTTACCAGCCATTCCCAAACCAGAACCAGAACCACCAGAGTTTACTGCAGGTGCAGAACTTCCACTAGATTCTTTCATCGCCTCTTTATCGGCTAATGCATTACCACTAAAAACGTCTAATAATTCGTTGAGGGTCTGTGTTACTTCTGCGCCAACACTACTAGTCTCTGATAAAATATCATTAAGTATAGTTGTGCTATCACCATGAAGTTCGTTATTTACACGAAGTTCATTTAATATTGATCCTAGTATTTGACTTTCTTTAGCTTCTGGCATTAGTTTGTATTCCTAGCGTTTTGTGCTTCTATTTTTTGGGTTAATAGTGCGACATATATCTCTCTTTCCCACGGTACCATACTATCTAGTTCAAATAAACTAAAATTATGCTCATGCATTAAAGTAAAATTTAATTTATAATGATTTGTAATGCTATCGTGTGATAGCGCTACATAAAAAAATCAATTAAACCCTTCAATTCGAGGTTATGTTCATGTCCACATTCTGTACATTTATATTTTAAATCTAATCCAACGTATGGAACATTCAATAACACTTTAGTAATTTTATTAAATTGTTGAGTGTTTAAATTTTCCACAAATTCTTGCATTTCATCTATACCTATGTCTTTAGATGAAAACGTTTCTTCGCCATAATGTAAGGTATCAATGCAATGTGCAACAACATTGATTAGCAATTCAGCTGCTGGGACATCTCTGTCAATATTAGCAGATGTCTTAGGATAATTAATATCAACGATTACGTTGTCGGTTAATTCAATCCTTAATTCTTCTTGTTCTTTTTTATTCCTAACTTCAATCTTATCTAAATCAACAATAACCAGATTCTTTTTAAAATCACATTCATCACAACCGCGATACATTTCTATCTTCGCGCCTACTGAAACCGATCTAAGTTTTAAGAATAAGTATTCAACATCATATGATGTTAGTGCTGACGTATCGGTATCAACGCAGACCTCAATAATATGTTCCATCGCACTGCTAATCTGTTCTGGGTCAGAACTCTCTAACGCGATCATTAATACCTTTTCTTCTTTAACTAGGTACGGGCGATATGTAACTTTTTCATTGGTTGATGGTACTACCATCGTGTAATGAGGCACTTCAATTTTTGGTAATATACTCATATTATACTCTTCCTATTATAAATTTAAAACAAACTTCCAATTTGGCCAGCAGTGTTCTTAAGAAGATCACCACCTTTGCCAACTAAATCCATGAATCCATCAATTAGACCCATTTCTTTCCAATTATCATAGCCAAAGTTTATAGTAACCTTCAACAATTCTGTACCACCGTTACTCAGTTCAACGGCGGATACCCCAATTGGATACGCATTTTCCAACTTAATAGCATAAGGTGGAATAATATCACTCGACGCAGACAATTGCTGAATCGTTATATCAGTCACATACTCTTTTTTGTATGAAACTTTCATCGAGTCATGGTCAATAATCATTGCTTGCCATGAATCAAAATACTTTTTAATATAATAATCATTGGTTAAATGAAACACAGCCGATACTTCGTCTACTGCGTACGTGTACGGGACCTTAGTATCTAAACCGCGGGTATTCTTTTCCATTGTTGATATTCGTTTACCGGGAATAGACACCGATTCACATAACAAAAACATATCGCGAGGATCATTAAAGAATGACATCGGATTAACCTTTCGGCCATTAGTAACATCATTAAAGATATTGGATACTAATCCGCTAACGTCCATATTAATTAAACCACCCATCGCATTTCCTGGATGAGTGATGTATATAGCAAACCTGTTGCCAACGGCCATTCCACCGCGTTTTGATATGGTTGATTTTAATGTATCAATGTCTGCAGGAAGGGACACTAAAATCTCTCCTTACAATTATCATTGTGCCATCGAGTAATATTCCCTTTGGTTGCTTCTATACTACAATGATTACATTTGTACTTTTTCTGATGGTTATGCATCTACCACTTACTCCTTGATTCTTTCCACACCTTAGTCTTCGACATCTTCTTGAAATTCTCTGTAGGTAGGAACACCGCGATGTCCCATTCAGATGCTTCCACTTTCATGATTTGCGAATCAACATGTGCAGTTAAATAATGTTTAAAACATGGTGCAAAGTATTTATATTTACTTGCACCCTTTAATAAATTATAACTCAATTTTAATCGAGTTGTTTCATCATACTTCTGGTTATTAGCTAAAGATGATAATCTATCTAATAACATAGCTCTTTCTTTTAAAGGTAGATAATGTAGATTCAATCCATAAAATCCACCCGGAGCTGCCTTAACCATAATGGTTAACGGGAAATTATCATAATACGGTAATGTCTTTCTAAGTTTAGGGTCATATACATACATAAACATATCGCCAACTCTAGGTCTAGACTTCTTTACGAGTCTTGGATCTTTAATCATCTTGTGCATATTAATGCGTGACATACCTTTAAGCTTACCTTTAAACCAATCTGATGCTTCCTTAGATCGTTTGGGTAAATTACGTCTATACGCTTCTGCTTCTAATTTGTCGAATAGTGATTCTTTTCCCATATTATTTATTTATACCTTTCGTTTAGATTTAATTTTCTTAAATGACTTCCATACACGCTTACCAACTTTAGTCTTTGATGCTTTATTCTTATATGACAGAATACGTATACCAAATCCTTCAAGGGTATGTTCAGTCCATATCTCAAACTTGTATCCACGATCTTCTGCATATTTTTTAGCATACTTCCATTTAGAAGTATTCTTCATATAAGACAATGCTTCATTAAGATTCTTGCGCTTAGGTGGTTTTGTTTGAGAGGCTGGCTTAATTTCAACCAATATAGTTTTGCCGTTGGTAAACCTAACAGTTAAATCAATAAAGTATCGATGCACTTTATTATCGGTTGAACAGATATAAGGTATTACGGTTTCTTCAGAGTTCCACCACTTAACATTCTTTTGCTGTTCAATCCATTTAAACGTTTGCCGTTCCCAAAGTGATCTATAGCGTATCTTATTAATGTCACCTTTATACTTCTCTGGGTGCTTTGGTTTCCATTTGCCTGAATATGTTTTTCCCATATACTTATTTATACCATGCACTAAAAAGCCCCAATCAAGGGGCTTCTTATTAACTACTTAAAGTTTATGCTTCAGCAGCTAGCTTAGCAAAGTAACTCATTGTATCATCCGACCCAGAGTCATCTGCTGTCGCTACTGGAGCAGCATCAACAAATGGAGACTCAACCTTTTCGTCAAGATCAACTTGTTCAGCACTAGTAGTGACTGCACCATCTTCACCAAGAACACGAGTTAACTTAAGATTAAGTTCGTCATAGCTCTTGTATGTAGAAGGATCAGTAAACTCTTTAAGAGAATACTCTTGATTATAGATAGTTTCTAACTT